CGGGCTGCAGCCTCTATTCAACGTCTCCCCCGCGGAGCGGCGGTTCCTCCATGGCCTCGGCCAGAGCCGCCTCCAAACCCTCCTTCACTCCGTCTACCAGACCGGGCACCGACCGCCGGGTCCGAACATCCAGGAGGAGCAGCCTGAGCTGCTCCTGTAGAACCTCTATCTTCTTGAGAGCGAGTTGGTCCTCGGTCCCGTACTCCACGTCCTCGTCCTCCTCCCCTTTCAGGAAGGCGACCACGAGGGGCTTCGACAGGAGCGAGTCTGTTGCTCTGTGCAACTTCTGGTCGTGTTTCACCAGAAAATCCAGATACGCGTCCAAATCCTTGCGCACCGTAGACTGTCTGCTGGCGTCTGGCAACACGGCCGACCTCACTATCTTGGAAATGGCCTCTTGCGTCTCCGGAAGGAGCGCCACCAAATCGTAGGCGGATGTTTTCGACATGTTCTTTGATACGAGGGCCCACTTCCCCATCGACCACGGGTCCGCCATCAATATCCAGCGTTTCCCGATAGTCACTCTGTGCTCCACGCTCAATCGTGGGCAGGGACCAGGGACTGAAACCACCCGAGCTCAAACTGGATTCAAACAGTGAAATTGCATCAACTGTTATCCCAACACGTGCTGCAGCACACGCGGTCATGAGATCTCGGTCGTCATCAGCCTGGGGCCAAGCGCCGCCACCCTGTGTCAACCAATACGGCTTTTCACGGTTTGCACACTTCCTGGTCTTCCTCTGTTCCTCAGCCGATCCATGTTTTATATAATAGGATCGGATGGCCCGAGCGTAGGGACCGGTTATCGGCGATAGCCTATCGGTCACTAAATAACCCTCGAGCCTGTCCAGGGCTGCATCAGCCAACGGAACATTAGGATCCCTCATAGTCAGGTGCAACTTCCGCCAGGTCCGCAAGGGATCCTGGAATGATGTATTAGTGGTTAACGGGCTTGGGAATACCCGTGCCAGGAACACTACTCCTGTGTCCTCATGGCACTCCTCTATCTTAACAACGAGACCCAGTTGTTTTGCCACCTTGTCAATCTTCGACTTCAATGCCAAATCGGATAGACCATCATCACCGAACTTGAGGCCAATCAGGGCAAATGCCTGTTCGGGACTCAGATCAGGAAAGGTCTCACGTATCGCGCAATACTCAACAAAGGCGGAAGCAGCCGTGTTGAGGTCACAAGTGGTTGGTGAGCCACTCTTCACTCCCACGCCCGCATCGTATTTCCACCCAAACAGCTTGGCCCTTGCGGGACAGCTTATCATCATCGAGCAAAATCTCCTCAGTTCTTCACTACTAGGGAAATAGCGCAAATACAAGGCATTCATCACGCATCTCTGCATCCAAGCCGGCACCGTCCCATCCAAGTTCGAATAATCAGTCTCGCAAATACGCTCCAACGCAGCACGAAACTCACAGACCGCCCTAGACAACTGCTCTGGAGTCCTCCCGGGCATAAACCAGTGGTTGTTGTGTTCTGCGTGGAACACTTCTTCACGGAACTTCAACGTGTACTTGGAAAAATGGACAAGGAATCTGATGTCGTGAAACGACGATATTATTCTCGCAGGCTTCAAACCGGGCTCATTTTTGAGGAAAGCCTCTATCAGCGGTCTTGGTGTCATGTCCACAGTCTCCCATATCTGCTTTATGGCCAACGTCTGCGATGGTTTATCCAACAATTCAACCACCTCGTCCACCTCAAACGGTACTCCGACACCAGCGACCGGCACAACGAGCTTCACGAACTCATCAGCGTATCCCTGTATCTTTCGTCCCGGCATCTTCGGGTTGTGGACGAGCGTGACCCTCTCGTCTATAGAGACGGAGAGTGCATCACTACGCTTCACCATCGGCAACATTGCCTCATCAGAAACTATCGGGTTAGAGTAGACTCTGCCGCTGACCTGGGGCACATCGCACTGCAATGCGGCTGGCCAGTGAGCCTGGGGTTCTGATGGTTTTCCCAGGCGCGGAGACAAATCTCCATTACTCTTGGTCTTCCCAGCATGGAACTGCCCGAACAAAGCTGTTATCATCGGGTCCTTGTAGCCCATGCCTATCATCTTAGCTGTTACCGACTGTGCCGTTGACATGCCCATCAATACATCAAAATGGGCCTTCGGCAAAGTCATCGACACGTCCTCTCCCTCCCTACCGATGTTGATGTTCAATTCGCCACCAGCATCAACATACACCACACTGTTCCAACCAGGCCTGACGTTGCTATTATAGCGATGTCTTTCAAGCCGTCGTGCGTGCATCTCTGTGTCTGCCCACCTAAGAGACCAGGCCTCGAAAGCGGGCAACACCCAAACCAACACCCGGTCCGGGCAAGCCACCCAGGGGCGCGCGTGATGTACCTTGAGATACACCAATCGGCGCAGGCCCAGACAGCCAAGCACGAAATCAGTCCAGGTACGTGCCTTCGCTCGAACTTCGAGAAATTCGCCCGCAGCACACCAGTCCCAGACCTGATGGACCCAATTGCCACCGCCGCTGACTTCATAGTGGACGTTGTTGCCACATATGCGGTACCGACTATCGCCATCGGCACCTGCCACGCTCTGTGGATTGAATGTGTAGAAAATGGCAGGGAGACCCTCAGCCAATAATTCCTCAATATCCTCAATATAGTAGTCAACATCGATTCCAACGATGATCTGCTTTTGGTTAGGAGCTCTGTTGTCAAGGCTCGCATGCAGGTCAGCAGCCGCGTAATGTTGGTGTAAACGTGGCAAATCGTCGCCCTCGATGCTACGAGCGGCTGCAGAGATCTCATACTTGTCAGCGCCGAAACTACGAACTGCGCTAGTGATGAGCTCTCTCGCCTGATCTCGCGTGCCACCTGATACAGGGTGTCCATTGTCAGACAATCGGGGCTGAACCGGTACTATATGGTTGAGTGGGAACCAAGGTACGCTTATGTCACTCCTCGTCAAATTGATCAAAGCTCGTTGAATAGCTCTAATCAGGGGGTTGGCGATTGCAGTTCGGTAAGGTCCTAAAACGAAACCACTGACCCAACGCGCAAACCTCAACAAATAGGGAAAGGCAGCTGAACTCAACGCAAAGGCTCCGAACAATTTCAGTAGCCTACCAGAGTTGAAGAACGTCAGGGAATTCATCAC